GGCAAGATGGCCGAGTTCCGCATTAAGCGCATGAACCGCCAGTCGGCCACGGCGCAAGGCTGGATCAATTTTGACAAGTGGAAAAAGTGCGGCGGCAAAGTTGATCTTGAATATTTGAAAGGATTCCCGTGCTACGGCGGGTTGGATTTGGCAAGCACCACCGATTTATGTTCTTTTCGCCTTGTGTGGTACGTAAATGGTGTATACTACACGTGGGGACGCCGCTGGGTGCCGGAAGAGGCAGTCAAGACGCGAACGGTTCGCGGCAGTGTGCCCTATCAGTCGTGGGTCGAGTCGGGCTACATTGAGCAGACGAAGGGCGACGTGATAGACCATAATGTTATCGCGGCGGCTATCATCGAAGCCAACGAGCGTTTTGATATTCGCGGCATCGGTTACGACCAATGGAACGCGGCGCAGTTGGTGGCGAAGCTGGAGGCGGAGAATGTGCCGATGCAGATGTTCATCCAAGGGCCGAAAAGTTATCACCCGGCCATGCAGGAATTTGAGCGGGCTTATATTTCAGGGAATTTCAGATACGGTCATGATCCAGTTTTGACATGGAACGCATCGAACATCATAACTCGGACGGATCAGAACATGAATACCGCACCAGATAAAAAGAAATCGCCGGACAAGATCGATGACATGGTGGCACTGCTTATGGCGTTTGGCGTGGCGAATAAAACACAAGAAGCGAGCATCGATGATTTTATCAACAACCCGGTTATTTGTTGATGGCTAACCTGTTCACGCGATGGTTCGGGCGTGGTGGCGCGATGGGCGAGACCCATGGACAGCAGAACGCCGTGCCGTCTGTCGCGCTCGTTTCCGACTCGGGCAACATCGGGCCAGATGGCGCACTGCAAATATCGACGGTGTGGGCGTGCATTGATCGCCGCGCCACCACGATTGCCAGCCTGCCGTTTTTCGCCTATGAGCAGATCGACGGACAAAAGACGCTTGCCCGTACCAGCCGTTTGTATTCGCTTCTGCACGAAAGTCCTAACTCAAGGATGACGCCGCTGGAATTTTGGCGAGCCATGGTCATGAACCACGACCTTCGTGGCAACGCCTACGCACGCATAGACCGCGACAATAGCGGCGAGGCTATTGCCATGTGGCCTATGCCTGCCGATCAAGTCACGGCCACGGTGCTGCCCGACGGCTCTATGGTATACGCCTATCAGATCGGGGCTGACGTGGCTGTTTTCGACGAGTCGAACGTGCTGCACCTCAAAAATTTGGGCAATGGCACGACCGGCATGGCTAAGCTGGAATTTATGCGTGCGACCACCGACGAAGCCGCGAAAGCGCAAGGCGCGGCCAGTAAAATTTTCGGCAACGGGGGCAAGCCCACTGGCACACTGATGGTCGACAAGGTTCTGAACCCGGAGCAGCGCAAGGCGCTTCTTGCATCGTTTGCCGGAATGGCAGAGGGGAACACGTCCCGTTTGTACTTGCTCGAAGCCAACATGAAATATGAGCAGCTTTCGATGACACCGGAAGATCAGCAACTTCTCGCGACGCGGCAATTTGCGGTATCTGAAATTTGCAGATGGTTTGACGTCCCGCCCGTACTGGTGCACCACAACGATACAACGACATGGGGCAGCGGCATAGAGCAGATTGTGGACGGCTGGTACAAACTGGCAATCCGCCCGGCACTGGTATCCATCGAGCAGGCCGTGCGCAAACGCGTGATGACCCCGCGCCAGAGGGCGACGATGGCGGTGGAATTTAATTTTGATGCCTTGCTTCGCGGCTCGCCCGCACAGCGCGCCGAGATGTACGCCAAGGGCGCACAAAATGGATGGTTGACTCGCGCGGAAATACGGCAGCTTGAGGGCTGGCCGTATGTTCCAGGGACTGACACGCTCACAGCGCAATCAAATCTCATGCCGCTGGATAAGCTCGGAACCGTTACCGCGTCGGGCGGCACCGGTGATATAATTGCGCAATAAAGGAGTTAAAAATGCTTATTACCAAAACCCTGCGACTGGAAGACGCTGAAATTAAGATGGACGGCGATACCGGCAAATTTTCCGGCTATGCGTCGGTGTTCGGCGGTGTGGATTCATACGGTGACACGCTAGTTCGTGGCGCATTCGAGTCAACCTTACGCACCAACGGCAAGCCAAAAATGTTTTTCAACCACTCGTGGGATATGCCAATTTGTAAATGGACGAAGGCAAAAGAAGACGACAAGGGGTTATTTGTCGAGGGTGAGCTTACCCCTGGCCTTGCTCTGTCGGCTGACGTGCGCGCAGCAATGAGACACGGCACGCTCGACGGCCTATCTATCGGCGGCTACCTGAAAAAAGGGGACTACGAAGAAACCGAAGGCGGGCGCATCATCCGCAAGTGGTCGAACCTGATGGAGGTTTCGCCGGTTGTGTTCCCGGCTGACGGCGCGGCCAGAGTTGACCTGTCTAGCGTGAAAAGCATAGATTTTGAGTCTCTTTTGCCCGAGTGCAAAACAGAAAAAGACATCGAAAAGCTTCTGCGTGATGCAGGGATTGGAAAATGGGAGGCGATGGCTATCGTTTCCACAATTCGCACCATCGTAAAGGGGCGTGATGCTACCGGCGAAAGCGAAGAAATGAACGCTTTAATTCTTGACCGTATCCGTAAATTAACAAAATAACCGCTGTTTTATACTATTTTCAGGAGATAAAAATATGTCAGAAGCAATTTTGAAGGCCATTGACTCGGTAGAAGCGAAGATGAACGCCATGTCCACCAAGGCCGATGCCGAAGTGGCGGCCATTGGCAAGGTCAGCCACGACACAAAGACCGCGCTTGACGCAATTGGCGTAGAGCAGCGTGTGCTGGCTGATCGCCTGTTGCAGATCGAGCAGCGCGCCAGCACAAAGCCCGACGGCATGGAAGCGGGCGAGTCGTGGGGTGAACAGTTTATCAAAAACGCCCGTTACGCTGATTTTGCCAGCGGCAATCTGAATAAGTTGCGCGTTGAATTGAAAAACACCCTGGTCGGATCTGATACTAACGTTGCGCCAGATCGACGGCCCGGCATTGTCGGCGGTGCTATCCTTCCGTTTTCGATGGAAGCCCTATTGCCAAGCACGACCACGACCAGTAACGCCATCGAGTACACGCGTGAAGCGGCATTCACAAACTCGGCGGCGGAGGCAGCCGAGGGCGCAGCAAAACCCGAATCAGCGCTAACCTGGTCGCTCGTTAATATGCCAGTTTCGACCGTGGCGCACTGGATTAAAATCTCCAAGCAGTTGGCCGCAGATGCGCCGGCGCTGGCCGCGTACGTCAACAGCCGTATGGTTTATGGTGTAAATCAAAAAGTTGACGCGCAACTCGTCATCGGAAACGGCACGGCACCAAACATTTCGGGCACTTATAAAACCGGCAATTTTACCTTGCACGGCTATCTGTCCGGTGCGCTGGGGTCTGTTTTGCCAAAGCTCGTGTTGATCCGCAAGGTTATGGCCGACCTGTATGTTTCCGGCTACCCGGCTGACGCCATCGTGCTTAATCCGGCGGACTGGGCGCAAATCGAAATCGAGCTTTTCACCGTTGCCGCCGGGCAAACGCTGTACAGCATCAATAGCGCCGGTCAACCAGTGCTGTTTGGCGTGCCGGTTATCCAGGCCATCGGCATGGCGGCTGACACGTTCCAGGTGGGCCGCTTCTCTGAGGCCTACATGGTCTACAACCGCGAGGGCGTGACCGTGGAAATGTCGGACTCAGACAGTGACAACTTCACGAAAAATTTGGTCACGATTCGTGCCGAACGTCGTTTGGCTCTGGCAACGGAGAAGCCCGCCGCCGTTCGTGGTGGTGATCTGACGCCCCCTGCATCTTAATTAGCTAACAGCCCGCCGGGGCAATCTCGGCGGGGCTTTTTAACGGAGGGGCCATATGCAAATCAAATTTATTACCGGCGGCGCGAATTCAGCGTTCGGCGGATTCAGCGCGGGGGATACTCTGCGCTGCTCAGAAGAAATGGCAAAGCACTTGGTCGAGGATCTGGGGTGCGCTATTTATATGGACGCGCCAGGCGCCAAAATAGCGCCATCTGATCCAGAAACGCCAAAACGTAAAATTAAAGCGAGCCAATCATGACCATAAGATTTCTGACCGGATGGAACGGGTTTTACGAAGGGCAGACTGCCACCCTTGCCAACGAGGCGGCGCTTATTTCTGCCGGTATCGCTACCGCTGTTGAGAGTCTCGGCCTTGAGTGGAAATACCTAGCCGGTGACTTGCCCAATTGGACAAAGGGCGCTGAGTGGACAAACAGTTACCCGATCAGTACCGGAGAAATTGCCCGGTCTCTTGGTCTTCATATGCGCATGGATGGATCACAACTCACCGCTGACAATGGCCTGATTTCGCGTACCGGAATTAGTCCGGCGCTGGATTTCTCTAGCGGTCGGCTTATCGGCATCTTGGTCTACGCGCACCGACTCAACCCAGCCACAGCGATTCGGCTGCGGGTTGGCACAAGTAATGCTAATTATGTGTACTACAACTGGGCGGGCACCGAAAACACGCTGACCGAAGGTTGGAATTGGTTGGTCATCCACTCGCATGACACGGGACAAATCCGTAAGATTCAGACCGGGGTGACAATGGCCGGCTGGCAAGTTGGCGCCGGAACTTATAACATCCAGACCACACCTGCAACCTATCTTGCCATCGAAGTTCGCACCATGCGAGCGCCAAACTATCCGATCCTATGGGTAGGGAGTATTTTTTCCGATGGGGGAGAGTCAATACCGAAGATCACGCTTGGGTTTGATATAACATCTGGGTACGAGCTAGCCGAAAAAATCCTGGACAAGTACGGCCTGCCAGGATATCTCTCGGTTGGACGGTTTCCGTATGCGGCAGGAATTGATGCCACGCGACTTTATAAAAAGGGCTGGGATATTGTGGGCCACTCGGGGAGGCATCAAAGTCTCGGCACATACGTGGAGCGTGCGGAAATCCTTTCAGAATTACAGAGCGCAAAAGCGCAAGCGCGAACTCTTGGCCTGCATCGCAGCGCAAACTTATTTGCCTCTCCAAACGGGAGTTGGTCAAATCGAAGCGTTAATGTTTTAGCCAAAACTGGATTTAAGTGGCAGCGCAATACGGCTAACGCACCGGTCACGCAGTACGATCATTCTGTAGGGCACTTAAACCCGCTGGTACAGGGCTCCTTTACTGCCGGAGCGAATACCGCGGCGAGCATTATCGCCACCGCCGAAACCCTGTTGCTGACATACAAATCAAACTGCCACTTTTACACCCATACTGCTGTCCCCGGGGGGACTGGCGCTGACTGGCCTAGTGACTCAAACAACATTTTTGAAGCAACACTCGACGCCTTTTGTGCGAGACTCAAGCAACTGCAAGATCAGGGATTGTGCAGAGTAGTAACGCCGTCGACATATATTCGAGAGGCCGCACCGGAAGACATGAATGCTTATGATATGTTCCCGGTGCTAAATAGCATCCCCATCACGCTTTCAGCTTCTCCATCAATCGTCACAAACGTGTCGTTTGTTTCTGTGGCTTATGTTGTGACGGGGGGAACTGTGTCTGATATCGAGTTAAGTTTCGATGGGACAACTTACGTCACGTTGGGTCAAACTGCGGGGATGTTCCCAGTCGAGCCGGGGTGCTCGTTGAGAATTACGCACACAGCAACTCCAACCGTAACGCAAATCCGATCCGCAGGTTTCGGATAATCCATGCGCAAAGATCCACTACCTTTATAGGCATGGGCTAGATTGACAAATGTGCATGACCGACTATAACCAAATCTGCATACTAGGGTCATGATGAAAATCGACTGGGAATTTATCGACGAAAGAGAGGGGAAGCGCGTGCTAAATGGCTATGTGCCAGTAGCGGAAACCAGAAAGAGTGAGAGCCGATGGCTTTAAAAATAATCACACCCCCGGCAGTCGAGCCGATTTCAGTCAGCAATGTCAAATTAAAACTTGGCATTTCTGACGCTGCGTCCGATGTCCAGATAGGCTGGATGATCCCTGCCGCCCGTCGGTGGGTCGAGCAGCGCATCAATAGGGCGCTGATCACGCAGACGTGGGCGCTTTACCTTGACGCCTTCCCGGCTGTGATAACCTTGCCGATGGGTAACGTGCAGTCCGTTACCCATATTAAATACACGGATCAGGGCGGCACGCTTACGACGATAACCGGCTATCAACAGGATCTCGTGAGCATCCCCGCCCGTCTTGCGCCCGCTTACGGAGGATCGTGGCCCGTTGCGCGCAGCACGTTTAACGCGGTCGAGGTGCAGTTTGTTGCGGGTTACGGGCTGGCCGTAGACGTTCCCCCCGACATCATCGAGGTGCTTTACAGGATTGTGGGGCATTGGCTCAACCATCAAGCGGCGCTGGAAAATGGGACAACGATTACCCGTGTTCCGTATGCCGTCGAGCAAATGCTGTGGCCATACCTTGATTATAATTATGAGCCAAACGCCTAATGCACGCGCGCAAACAGGTCAGGGACGCAGTTGCTACGCTCCTTAACGCATCGCCGGTAAACTGGCAGCTTGTCACGCCGTCAAGGATTGCGTCAAGCCGCCAGGTGTGGCCTTATCTTATGGTTTTTGCGGACGGCGAAACGTCTGAGCCGATCACCGTCACCGAGCCGATGGTGTCCCAGCGGTCACTATCCGTTGCCGTTGTTGGTATGATGAGACTTCCCGGCACGGGCGACACACAGACCGTGGAAGATCGCATGGACGCACTGGCCGAGGAGGTCGAAACAAAGCTCACCACGGCTGCGGTGCGCGGCCTGGTCGCAATAAATTCATGCTCGCTAGTCTCAACCGTCATGGATGTTTTCATCGAGGAAGAATCTGTTGATCACGCTGAGATAAAATTGGTTTACAATATCGTTTATACAACGCTTGATGGCGCGCCATCGGCTTTAATCTAGGAGCATAAATATGGCTATCACTACAAATTCAAATCTCGTCATCTCGATGGAAAGTGCCCGCGCCGCCGCCGTTACGCTCACGGCGGTCAGTAACGCGGCGCCGGGCGTTTTCACCGGCACCCATTCCTATGCTGCGGGGGACATCCTGTTGCTTGAGCTGCAGGGCATGACACAAATGAACAATCGGGTGGTTGAGGTGTTTTCCGTCTCCACCACGGTATCGTTTCAGGTGAAGGATGTTGGCGGCACCTCTGCTTTGTCTACTGTTGGCATGGGGGTATTCACTTCCGGCACAGCGAAAATGCTCACCATGGGTACGTCATTGACCCAGGTTGGCGATTGGGCGCCAAGCGGTGGAGACCCGAAGCTTGTCCAATTCCCTACCGTTACCGAGTCTGTTGATGCAAGCGTCGTTGTCGGCACCAACGCAGCGTCTTATACCGGCACAGTGCCATGGGACCCTAACGACGCCGGACAAAAGGCTCTGAAAGCAGCGGCCGATAGCGGCACAGCAAAGGCATTCCGCGTCAGGTACCCCAGCGGTCGGACATGCTCTTTTCTCGGCACAGTTGGCTTTGCGCAATTGCCAGGTGGCGCTACGCAGGCCGTAACCACGACCCCGCTTACCATCGCACTGCAAGCGGCTGCCACTTATGTCTAATCGTCTGATCGACAAAATCCGAAAGTCGCGTGAGACACAAATCGACGTTGACGGTATGTGCCTCACGATTCGCAGGCCGACTGTAAGCGAGTTTCCGAGCGAGAACGCGGCATTACTGGCGGTGCGCAAAATATCGGCGCAGGAGGCCACACAGGCCGACGTGGATACCATGCTAGGCTTCGTTGCCGATCATGTTATCGGGTGGAATGCAACGGAGTTGATGCTGTACTCTGGCGGCACTGGTGAGGCCGCTCCGTTCAGCCGTGAAATTTTTCACGAGTGGTTGATCAATTCCGATGGGGACATCTGGGGAAGAATCTATTCCGAGATCGTCAAAAGCGCAGAAGTCGCCGCTGAAAAAGAGGGCGAGATTGTAAAAAACTAACGGCCTGGCTGGAAGAGCGCGAGTTACCCTTCCCGCCAGGCGCGTTGCCCGTTGAAAGCGCGGTTCCTGTGGCTATCTGGAACGCATGCGGTGGGTCAATTGATTGGGCGGCGTTGCCCATTCTGTGCGAGATTTACGGCGTCGAAGACCCCGAAAGCTTAATTGTGCAGCTTATGATTTTAAGAGATAGAAAAAAATGAGCGAGACAATTGAGGTTAGGGGGCTTAAAGAGGTTCAGAAGGCGTTATATAGCTATTCCCAGCAATTAGGAGATCGCGTAATCCTTGCCGCACTTCGTCAGGGCGCGAACCTCGTAAAAAAAGCCGCCGTTGCGAACGCGCCAAAAAATACCGGCGCACTTAAAAAATCCCTTCGAGTAAGCCGCTCAAAAATTCACCGGGGGAAAATGTCCGGCGACATGATCGGAGTGTATCTAACCATCCGCAAAGGTGGGGGCCGAAAAGACCCCAAGGACGCTTTCTACGGCCGCTGGATTGAAAGCGGCTGGAATGTTAGGGGCAAGCGCATATCCGGGCGCAGCGCGTCCCGTAGCGCCCTTAACCGTGGCCGAAAATCAGCGCCAGGCATCCGCGACGTCCCAGGACAAAAATTTATCGAACGTGCATTTTTGGCTAACCGTGAAAGCGCGGCGCGGCTGATCGTCCAAGCCGCTGAACGTGGCGCTGAAATTGTCGCTCAAAAAACGGGGCTTAAATAATGGCCGCAGGAATTGTTGTAGATTTTTCAGCAAATCTCGCACGCTTCACAAGCGCGATAGATAAGGCGTCGAACGACCTTTCGCGCTTCCAGACGAACGCCCAGCGCACCAGCAAAAACATAAGCAATGTATTCTCCGCTCTAGGTGTTGGCCTGTCCGTTACCGCCGTGGTTGCATTCGGCAAAAGCGTAATCGACACCGCCGACAATATGGGGAAAGCGGCTGAGAAGGCTGGTGTTTCCGTTGAAAAATTCTCGTTATTGAATTATGCCGCCGAGCAGAGCGAATTATCCACGCAGCAGCTTTCTATAAGCCTGAAATTTCTTAATTCCGCCATTGTTGAGAACAGCAAAGTTCTGGGGGCGCTGGGCGTTGCAACAAAAAACGCCACGGGACAATTGCGAGGCACTGATGAAGTTTTGCTTGACGTTGCAGAGGCGTTCAAATCCTTACCTGATGGCGCTCTAAAAAGTGAAGCCGCTGTAAAGCTGTTTGGAAAGTCCGGCCTGGATATGATCAACCTGCTGAATCAGGGGCGTGGTGGCATTGAAGCATTCACCTCCGAAGCCAAGAAAATGGGGCTTGAGATTAGCGGCAACACGGCGGCGTCGGCAGATGAATTTAACGACAATCTTGGCCGTCTGAAAGGCACCATGATGGGCATGGCTAACGATGTCTTGCCATCCTTGCTTGACGGCTTAAAGAAAGTCACTGATCTTTTCGGGGTGGGCGCTAAGGCCGATTATGTGCAGACTACGGCCACTGATTTTTATCGCGGTCTGATAAAAAACGCACAGGGCGAAATAGCAAAACTTAACGAGTCGCGCAATGATTTGTTCGGCGCGTCACAGGACACAATCACCGCAAAGATAAAAGACAAGCAGCAAGAGATTCTTGGCTATGCCAAGCTCCTGGACGATCTATTGCAAAAGGAAGGGGTTGTTTCCGCGCCAAAATCAAGGGCGGCTCCTAAGGGTCTGGCCGAGGCGCTTGGCGGCGGGGATAAGGCCGGTGACGAATCAAAAAAAAGAGCCGACGCAGAAAAAAAGCGCGGCGAAGATTTAATCAAGGCGAACAAAGAGTATGTAAAATCTTTGCAGGATAAGGCTCTTACTCTTGGCCTTACCGAAAAGCAAGTTGCGCTTTATGAGATGTCGCAGAAAAACCTAACAGACACGCAGCGCGAGGCGGCCATTGCAGCCATAGAATCAGCGGCGGCGCAGAAAGATCAGGATCAGGTTTTCAAGGATAGCTCCGAGGCAATCAAGAAAATTGCCGAGGAACAGGCGGCGCTAAATATTTTGTATGGCGAAGAGGAAGCCTCGAAGCTTATTAAGTACGGCGAGGCAATGGAGCGAGCTTTCCCCGAGCGGCGCGCTGGAAAACAATACGTGGAAGATTTTCAGGCGCTATCCGCCGTGCTTGGCCCAGGCAGCGAACTTGACGCCGCCGTTGCAGGGCTTGGGGAGCAATTCAATACCGTAGGAGAAAAATCAAAAACAATATCTGAGGAATTCACCAAGGTATGGGGCCACGCGTCAAGATCGTTTTCGGATAATTTTGGACGGGCTACGGCGGACGCTATTTTAAATTCGACCAAGGGCATTGACGTGCTGAGGTCGGGCGTTAAGTCATTAGCGCGGGAAATGATAGGTGCGCTAATCTCTATTGGCGCGCAGCGTACAGTGTTATGGGCGCTCGGTGAAACCCAGAAAAAAATATCCACAGCGACGCAGGTTGCATCAAACACAGCCATTGCCGCTACCGCCGCCCCAGCAGCGGCCGGGGTAACGCTCGCAAGTTTCGGCGCGAACATCCCCATTGCGCTAGCCGGTATCGCGGCGGCGTTTGCCTTGACTAAAATTCTCGGGCAGGCTGGCGATGGCATAGAAAGTACCCCGCACACGGGCACCTATCTGCTAAATAAGGGCGAGCGTGTCGTCAAGGTGGAGGATAATAAAAAGTTGCAGAAATTCCTTGACGGCGGGAATGGAGGAGGCAGTATCAACATAACTTTTAATGTAGTTGGTAGAGACGCCCCCAGAGCCTCGGAGATCGTCGCCAGCCAACGCAATCAGATCATAAGCATCATACAGGGGGCCTATGAAAATAGGCTCGTAAGAGGAGGACCACTGCGTTGAGCGGCACTTATCCAAGCACCCCAGCGCCCGCCACGATCACGATAGGCGAGGCGTCAGGATCGTCGCCATTAAAATCCATATCGCAATCAGGGATCACGTTCACACGCTTTTTAAGCCGTCACCGCTGGACGATAAAGGCATCGTATCCCTACCTGACCACAGACCAGGGACGTGCGCTAAGGGCGTTTGTTGGCGCACAGCAGGGCGGCGATAAATTCCAGTTTATCGCGGCATCAATGCAGCCGCGTGGGGTTGCCACAGGTACGCCGCTGGTTAACGGCGCAGGTCAAACAGGTTACAGCATTAACACGGATGGATGGACACCTAGTATTGCGAATATTATGCGCGCCGGGGATATTTTTAAGCTAGGGAATCACTCTAAAGTTTATGAGCTGGCCGCCGACGTGAGCAGTGACGCGTCAGGACAAGCCGTGCTCGTGACCACCACGCCGTTACGCATGGCGACAACTGACAATGACATAATCACAGTGCGCAATGTGCCGTTCACAGTAGTCTTTGACCCAACACCAGAATTACCCGTGCGCTCGCCACTTTTATACAGCGTAGACATTACGATGACTGAGGAACTTTAGTGGCTAACCGTGGCATGACGCCAGCCGTTCTGGCAGAGATCGCAAAAAAACAATTGCGCATTGTGCATTTTCTTGAAATGTATTTTGCGACCACAGAACGCGCCTGCACATGGGGGAGGCATTTGACGTGGGGAGGAAACACATATCTCGCGGCGGGTAATTTATTGACCTTGCCAGACATAAGCGAGTCAACCGCGCTGCAAGCAGGCAGCGTTGACATCGTTTTAAGTGGTGTCAACCAAGCCAATATTGCCGTAGCGCTCACCGAAAACTTTGTTGACAAGCGAGTGGTTATACGGCGCGGGTTTATCGACACCAACGACCAGTTAATAATCGACCCTGTGATAAAGTTCGATGGGCGGATAGATAGCTGGCGGCTGGCCGAGGACGCGGATAATGGAACATCTACAATAACGTGGACTGCTGCATCTCATTGGGTTGATTTTGAGCGCACCAATGGGCGGACAACGAACGATAAAGAGCATCAAGTTTTATTCCCTGGCGACAGGTTCTTTGAGTACGCCGCCGAGACCGTCGACATGAAATGGGGCGCGTCATAATGGGATGGTTTAGTGATTTTACCGATGATGTCCTTGGTTTTGATCCCAACGGCGGCGGTCTCAATGACTTCGCTGATAACGTATTGGGCATTGATGATACTGGCGGCTGGACATCGTGGATGTGGACGGATTGGCTCACTCCGAAAGTGCCAGAATTGCCGGGGCAACAGAGCATTGACAGGAGCATTACGGCCAATACTGCCGGCGGCACCACTGATATCCCCGTGGTGTACGGGTACCGCCGCGTAGGAGCAAAGCGTGTTTTCCATGGCACGTCCGGCACGTCGAATGAATTTTATTGGCGCGTCATGGTTTTTTGTGAAGGCCAGATAAACGCCATCCCAAATATCTATCTGGACGATGTTATTTCCACAGACCCGAAATTCGGCAGCACGGTGCAGATCACGAAGTATATGGGCACCGATACACAAACCGCAGACGCCGGGTTGATGGCCGCATTCCCCACGCGCTGGACGGCTGCACACCAGGGCAAAGGGTACGCCTACATCGTTATACGCCTCACGTTCGACCCTGCCGTATATAAAAACGTGCCGAACATAACGGCGGACGTGCAAGGCAAGCTCGTTTTCGATCCGCGAACCAGCACGACAATTTACAGCTCAAACCCGGCTTTGTGTATTCGAGATTACCTAACAAGTACGCGTTACGGAAAAGGCTCTACTGCCGTTTCTGACGCGGATATTATTGTGGCCGCAAATCTCTGTGATAGCCAGATTCAGGCATGGAGCGGCGGGCCGAGCATTAACATGTTCGAGTGCCACGCCGTTTTGAATACGGCACAATCAATAAAAAACAACACCGAGCAACTTCTATCGTCATGCCGTGGGATGCTGCCTTTCACGGGCGGGCGTTATAAACTCGTCGTTGAGCGCGACGAACCGAGCGTCATGAGTCTAAGTGCCGATAATTTAATCGGCGGGTGGACGATCAACAGCGGTTCAAAAAAAACGAGGCTGAATCGTGCGAAGGTACGCTTTCCTAACGCAGAAAAAAAATGGGAGCAGGATTTCGCGCTGATGGACTCGCCAACACTTCGCGCTCTCGACAATGGTCTTTTACTTGAAAGCGACCTCGAATTCCAGTGCGAGACAAGCTATTACAGGGCCGTTTACCACGTCGAGGTGGCTCTTAAAAAATCCAGGCAGGGCTTGATGTGCGGCGTCATGGCGTCGCCGGAAGCATTTAAAATCGAGATAGGAAATATTGTTGACATCACGCATGAGACTCCCGGATGGACTGGTAAAAAGTTTCGTGTTGTGAACATAGACCTTCTGACAAACGGCCTGTTCGGTCTGATCCTGTCGGAGCATGAGCCAACAGTATACGACCGAACAGTTCCAGTCGAGGCGCCAACGCCGTCTGATACCGACTTGCCAGATCCACGCGTTGTTGCTGCGCCGGGAGCATTGCAGCTATTCAGCGGCGAATCGGAATTAATAACCGGGCAGGATGGGACACAAATTTCTGTTCTGCGCGTAGTGGTGCCGATCAGCGGCAGCATCTATGTGATTGGGACGGAGGTGGATTACAAGCTATCGTCCGAAACGTTGTGGATCCCAGCCGGTTACATCGCGTCAAGAAATGAGACGACTGTAAAAATATCGCCAGTGAAAGACTCGATAAATTATGACGTGCGGGCGCGGTATCTCAATTCGATTGGGTTTTATAGCCCATATTCAACTTTTACAAATTACACAATAGTTGGAAAAACAACCTCGCCACCGCCTGTCCAACAGTTTTTTGTTGACGCACAGCCGGACGGTTCACGGATTATGACATGGAATTATCCTAACCCACCAAAAGATTTTAACGGGTTTTTAATCCGGCAGGCATTGGGGACAAATATCCCGTGGGAGGCCATGACGGCAATGCACACGGGCGCCCTCGGAGGATCCCCCTATGAGACCAACCAGCTCGCCGCTGGCGTGTATACCATTGGCATAAAAGCGGTAGACACAACGGGCAACCAGTCAACCCCGGTTTATGCAAACGTCACGCTTCCCAACCCAAGATTGGCGGGGATCATCGTTGACAAATACCCGAAAACCGAGGGTTGGCCTGGAACAAAAACATCGTGTTGGGTTGATAATACCGGATCACTTTTGGCCGACAGCACGACGACATGGGATACCCTGCCAGCCACATGGGACGCGTGGACATCGTGGGCAATGAACCCGGTATCTACTATCGCCTACGAGCATCCGGCAATCGACCTTGGCAACAGCGTCCCGTTTACCCCACTGATTACAGTAATCGGCAACGGCACGCAGACGATCACAGTATCGACCAGCGTCGACGGCATCACGTACACCGCCTTTGCCGCGCCCGCAACGGTCACAGCGCAGTTCATCAAAGTCAAAATTTCAATGACTGGCACCGGGCTGCTGACAATTGACAGCATGACTATTTACATATCCGGGCGCGTGGTCGACGAGTACATCGAAAATCAGGTGGTGACTGTTGATAGCGCTAGAATAAATTATCTTGACGCTGTTGGCGATTTCCGCGTGCTGCCCACAAAAACATACGCCATGATAAACTATGTCAATGTCGCGTTTCAGAATATGACGGCGGTTGCGAATGAAACCTGGACATGGTCGGTGATGGATAAAAGCATTTCTCTCGGGCCGAGAATTAACATATTCAAAAATGGTGCGCTGGCGAATTTACCAGACGGGGCAACGGTTGATGTGTACATAAAAGGGCTATAAATATGGCAATACCAGTTGGTGGCATAAGCTTGTTAAACCTCGACGAGGGAGCCGATAGGCCAGACCTTGCCCGCGTAGAGTTGCACCGAGTCGTGCAGGTAGTGAACGAGATGATAGCCAAGGGGATAATTTACGCCGATGGCGAGCAGTCAGGGACGGGAACGCAGCGTTTCGGTCTGCTCAAGGTCGGTTCCGAATCATCCGCCCCGTGGCACAGCGCGACCAGAGCGGTGGACGTCGGATCGCTCTCGGCTATTTTCCAGACCTC